TGCCAGCTGCCGCAGTTTCAGCTGGATGCTGTCGCTGAAAGCGCCAAAATGCGCCAGCGCCAGCACAGCTGAAACAGCGGCAGCTGGCCGGTGAGGAATCGGCATGAGCAACAACAAGCTGCCCGAGATCGTGAACCTGAAAGCGGGACCCCTTGACGTTCGATTCACCGGCGAGGCGCACTGGTGCCTGATCCACTGGCTGCCCCACAGCGGTCGACGCGGGGGGACGTTGCCCTGCATTGGCGACGCATGCATGGTACACGTCGACCGTCCACGTTGGTGCGTACTCACCGCGGGCGTGCGCCGGGTCCAGCGAAAGGGCCCGACTACCGACCGCGGCAATGCGACCAATGAAATGCACGCCAATTTCCTTCGTCTGCCGGAGGAGGTCCGCGTGCGGCTGCTCGCCGAAGCGCGACGCGGGCGGCCAGACGGCACCTACTCGAAGTTTCTCCTGGAGGTGGAGGCGGCAAAAATCATGTGGCCGAATGCGCTCCAGGCGGAGCAACCGGCGGAATACGCCTTCGAGCCGATCGTGACGGACCTGCCGAATGGAGCCGCGCTTGCCCTTGCAGGCAAGCTCGATGGCGCTTCCTGGCGAGGCAACCGCGTGCTGTTCACGCGCCCGCACGTCGGCGCCGACACCATGGTGCAGATCCTCGACCGCCCGGCGAGCTGCGACCATGTTCCTGAGCCATTCGCGATGTCCGAGCGGATGGCGCAGCATTGGGGCATTAGCCCCAAGCGAGCGCGTCTCACCGTCAACGAGTTCGGTCAGACAGTGCTGAATTTCACGGGCGTCTCGGAGCTTTAAGTGACCACCGATGCCGACTACTGCCGGCACAAGGGGTGGACGGCCGGGACTGTGCTGCATTTGCTCGACGGCAGCTATCGCATTATTGCGATCGGCGAAGACGCAATCTGGGTTCGTTTTCTGCGACATGACGGCACCCGGCTTGCCGAGGTTCGCTGGGTGCGGACGCTGCTCGATCGGGAAGTTATTAGTGCGGAGAAAGCTGGTGATCCATGAAGTCGGTCCTAAGTATCCTGTTCGAGGCGGAGGGGTACACGTTCCTCTGCCAGGAATGTTACGCCGCATTCAGTCATTTGACCTCGCCGGCCGACCTGTTTCTTCACGACGAGGCCTTCGCCTACTTGGACCGTCACGTCCTGGCCGGCGGCGGCTGCCAGTGGTGCGACACCGTGCTCAATCTGACCGCCGATCGCCTCCCCGTACCGATCGAGGGCGTGCGCTTTATCGAGGCGCTGGGCCCAGGCGATCGCTGGATTGAGTGTCGCCTCCATTGGAGCGGTCAGTTGGCCACGCTCGCCGGCGACGTCGGAGATACCGTGCCGCTGATGATCACCGTCGAGCGTGGTTGCCGGCGGCGCGTGCTGCATTTGCTGCGGGAGCGCTGGCCACGACGGCGCATCGAAGTTAAGGCGGAGGCCAGTCGAAAAGGAACCACCACTTGAGGAGCCACCAATGAGCAAGAACGGCAAACCGCATCCGGGCATCGGCCAAATGATCGCCCTGGCAAAAATCGTCCCCTGTCCGCTCAATCCGAGGCGCACGTTCGACAAGGACAAGTTGGCGGCCCTCGCCACCTCGATCGCCGCGACGGGCGTCCAGGTCCCGCTGATCGTCCGGCCGGTCAAGCGGCGGGCGGGGCATTTCGAGCTGGTCGATGGCGAGCGCCGCTATCGAGCGGCCAAGATCGCCGAGCTGGTCGAGGTGCCCGCGATCGTCCGGGAGCTGACGGACGCCCAGGTCCTCGAGGCCATGCTGGTCGTCGAGGTGCAGCGTGCCGACATCGACGATCTCGAGCGGGCGGACGGCATCTTTAAGCTGCACACTGAACTGAGGGTCCCGCTCGAGGACATCGCTACGCGCATCGGCCGATCGGTCAGCACCATCCGGCATCTGCTGCGGCTGCGGGACCTGCCCAAGATCGTCAGGCGGGCCATGCAGGCCGGCGAGCTGCCGACCAGCACGGCCATGGCCATCGCCCGCGTGCCCGGCACCGCCGCCCGCGAGAAAGTGGCTCGCCTGGTTTTGATGGGCGAGATCTACTGGAATGGCGAGGGCCCCACCGACGCGGACTTGGCCGCTCGTCAAAAGGACATGGAGTGCGCGCCGCTGAACTATCGCGATGCGCGGAAGTTGATCGCCAAGGATTGCTACCGCGGTCTCGATGGGGCGCCATTTAGCCGCCAATCCCTGGACCTGATCCCGGCCGCCGGCAGCTGCGACGCGTGTCCCAAGCGCGCCGGCAATCTCAAGGAAGACCCGGAGTACGCCCACGTGCGCGAGGACATGTGTATCGACCCCGAGTGCTACGAGGCGAAAATCACGGCCCACACGGCTCTGATGCTGACACAGTACGAGGAGAGCGGCACGCCCGTGATCGCCGGCGACGAGGCGCGGAAACTCTTCGACCGGTGGAACCCTACCCAACTGGATAGTCACGATTGGGTCGATCTGGACAAGAAATGTGGCGAGGACCGCAAAAACCGGACCTACGAAAAACTCATCGGCAAGTCGCTCGCCGACCAGGTCAGGATGGCCATGGATCCCGCCGGCACCTTTCACCGGCTGGTACCGGCGGCGGCAGCGACGAAGGCGCTGAAAGACCAGGGCATCAAAACCGGCGGTGGCGGCGGCGATAGCGGCGGCGATAGCAGTTGGCAGAGAGGGCAGGCAAAGCAGCGCGTCGAGGACCAGAAAGAGGCGGCGCGGCGGTCCATGGGCCTGGTCGCTGAGATGGCTACCACGATCGCCTGGGCCGGTTTCCCGCCAACGGGCAACCCGGCCTATCTCAAGCTGCAGGACATGCTGCGGCTCATCGTCGAGGGCGTGATCGATCGGACCTGGGACCACGTCAGCCGCCAGGTGAAGATGCGCCGCAAACTGGCGCCGAAGACAAAGGAGCGCTCCACGAGCGGCGGCAATAAAGACCTCGTCGCCGAGCTGCCGGCCACCCTCGACGTGCCGGACCTGATCGGCCTGATCGCGGAGCTGGTCGCCGGCGAAAAGGCGATGGGCTTTGGCGATGGGGCAAAGGCATGGTGGGAGTTTTTCGACGTGGACCCGAAAGCGGTGCTGGCGGAAGTGAAGGCTGCGAGGGTGGAGAGCAAGGACGCTGCAGCCAATGGCGAGGCCTGGCGCAACGTCACGCTCACCGACATGGGACTGCGGGCGGCGACAGAAAAGCTGATGCGGAAAAAGGGCTACCTGCAGGCGGGCGACGTCGCCGACTTTGTCGCGAGGACGACTCCTGCCACCGGCCGGCCGTCGCGCCTGCGGGAAGAAATCCTTAAGGCGATCGAGATCCTGCGCTCCGAGCATAAGCCCGGCGCGGTGGAACGCGCGGCCGCGCGCCAGCAAGAGCAAGATGCCGACTTCGATTTCGCAGAGAAGGAGGCGGCCGATGTCTAGGCTTAGCGGCGGTGCCTGCGAGGAAATCCGCACTGACGACGCGCCGCAATGCCCGTGGTGCGAAACGATCGATTTCGATTGGTGGGACGGCCGATCGCAAAAGAGTCTCGTGCAGGGTACCGAAATGCAGTGTGGTGCCTGCGAGAAAACGTATGTCGTGACCGCCGATTTCAGGGTGAGCTTCACGACCAAGAAGCAACTGGCCGGCGCCGGCAACCAAGGCATGTAGCTCGGCGCCGACCACGGGGGAAGGGGCAGAAAGGAGCGACCCATGATGGCAACGGTAATGCGGGCACGGACGCCGAAGGCGCGCGATCCGCCCGATCCGCGCCGAACCTGATCCGAGGCGCCGAGGGGAGACAGCCCCTCGGCGCCGACTTCGCAGACCATTGTAACGCGCGCGAGGGCCTTTTGGGGAGACAGGATGGAGCCGACCCGACCGATTTACGCCACCCGCCTTGGCCGTGCCTTTCAGGGCGACTGCCGCGAAATTCTGCAATCGATTCCGTCCGGCTCGGTGAGCCTGTGCTGCACGTCGCCGCCGTTCCCGCTCCGGCGAAAAAAGGCCTACGGCAACGTGACGGCGGAGGAATACCCCGATTGGATCATGCCGATCGCCAAGGAGATCTACCGCGTGCTGCGCCCGGAGGGCAGTCTGGTGTTGGAGCTCGGTGGCGCGTGGAACAGCGACGGCAGCCGAAGCCTAATGAACTACGCCCTGGTCGTGAAGTTCGGCGGCCTGTTCCATCTCGCCGACGAATTCGTCTGGACGAATCCGCGGGCGTTGCCGGCGCCGGCGGAATGGGTGTGCAAACAGCGCGTCCGCTGCAAAGATGCCGTCACACACCTCTACTGGTTCAGCAAAACGCGCCACCCGCAGGCGGATAACCGTTGCGTCGTCATCCCCTACGTCAGGCCCGCCGGCACGTTCCGCAATGGCACGCACCCGAGCGGACACAAATTAGTCGCTGAGACGTGGCAAGCCGACAACGGCGGCGCGATCCCGCCGAATTTCTTTACCGTGCCCGGCGTCGCCTGCGACGACTACATGCGCCGCTGCCAGGCGGCCGACCAGGTCGTCCATCCGGCGAGGCAGCCGCCCGAGCTGCCAGACTTTTTTATTCGCTTCCTGACGCGCCCGAACCAGCTCGTGCTCGACCCGTTCGCCGGCAGCAACACCACCGGCCAGGTCGCCGAGGGCCTCGGCCGCCGCTGGGTGTCGATCGAGATTCTGCCCGAATACGTCGAGGCGTCGAGGCTGCGGTTTCAGTTGCCGAGCGCGGTCCGGAGGTCGGCCGTTACAGGGCCTGGGCGAGTGCCGCCGGCGGGGTGACAGTTGTGATGGGCATCGTGCTCAGCTTATTTCCAGGCATCGATATTCTCGGCCGCGGCTTCGAGGAAGAAGGCTGGTGCGTCGTCCGCGGGCCCGATCTGCTCTGGGCCGGCGACGTACGGCGCTAGCCTGGCGCATTCGACGGAATCATCGCCGGGCCGCCTTGCCAGGATTTCTCGTCGTCACGGCGATCGGCGCCGACCGGCGAGGGAGTCGAGCTGCTCGGGGAACTGGCGCGCATCATCGACGAATGCCGGCCGGATTGGTGGCTGATGGAGAACGTGCCGCGCGTGCCGTCGCTGCAGGTCCTCGGCTATACCTGTCAACGGATCGACGTGACGGCCAGCGAATTCGGCTTGCGGCAACGGAGACTCAGGCACTTCCAGTTCGGCAGCCGTCACGCATTGATGTTCGTTCTGCCGCGCGGAGTGACACCGGTTGAGCCGGTGGAGCAGGCGGCAATGGCATCCGAGGGGAAGCGGCGGAAAAGGCGGGGCTGGGCCGAATTCTGCGCATTGCAGGGAGTGCCGCCGCTCGCGCTACCAGGCATGAGGCTGGCCGACCGCTACAAGGCGGTCGGCAATGCCGTCCCTCTGCCCGTGGCGCGAGCTTTTGCCCCGCCGTCCGTCTCGCCACGTGCAACGCCGTCGATCGCGGAGTGACGGCCTGCGAATGCGGCTGCGGCCGCCCGCTCTCCGGACGGCAGCACCTGGCGACCGGCGGCTGCCGGCAGCGGATGTATCGGCGCCGTCACCCGACGGCTGCCAACGGTCACGGCCGTGTCACGGAGCTGGAGCCAGCGGCCGCCGCGGGGTGACAGTGTGCGCCGCCGGCGAACGCTGTCACCCCGCGCGTGACAGTGAGTCGAGCTGCGTAACGGCGAGCCGTCACTGTCCGCGGCACGCTCGCCCAGGTCCTGTGACGCTCCGGACCCCGGCGGACGCTGCGACGTGACGGCGTGGTCAGTTGCCGAGCGCGGCGCGCAGGTCGTGAATACGGCGCGCGAGATCGTCCAGGTCTGCCGCGCGGAGACTATTCGCCGGCGGCATGGTGCACGCTGGACAGGGCGGACATAGATAGGCAGGGGGCTGCGCCTGGATCGGCGCGGAGAAGCTAACCGGCTGCACGTACTGTTGCACCAGCATGGGCGGCAGCGGCACGGCGACCGGTCGCAGGTACGGGATTGGCAGCGGGAAGAAATCGAGCACCAGGCCCATGGACCATGGCCGGCTGATCGCGACGGCCGGCGCAGGCGATGGGGCAATCGCCTGCGGCACGGCCGTCGCCGGGGGTAGCGCCTGTCGCGTGGCCAGCTCGGCCGTCTTTTGCGTAACCTGCAGGTCAACGATCACGCGCTGCGGCTGCTGCACAGGGGGCGTGATCGCCACCGGCGTGGCCACAGGCGCGGCGATCGCCACTGTCGCCTCCTCGCAGGGACAGGGGCGCCGCAGGGCGCAGCAGCCGGCGGCGAACAGGCAGCACGCGACGAATGTGAGTGAGCGCATTGACAATTCCCCCGATTCGTGGATACCAATATTCCCATCGTCATTCCGGCTCGCGCACCTGATGCGACCCGCACAATCGGCACTCGGTTATTTCGACGGCACCGCCTGCCGTTTCTCCAGTTCGATCACGCGACTTTGCAGGGCCCGCACATTGGCCTCCTGAGTCAGCAGCCGGACCTCGGCCTGCAGCCTGGCCAAAGCCGCCGCCGTATCGTCACTCGCCGCCGGCATCACGGCGGCTTGCGGCATCACGTAAGACGCGGCCGGAGCGACCGAGACCACCGCGGGCATGGAGTAGGAGTAGTAGGAGAGCAAAGGCCGACTGTACTGCAGGTACATGGGCGCAGCCGGAGCGACCGGACCAACGGCGAGCACCCGACCGTATTGCACGTACACGGGACCAGGCGGAGCGACGGCCACGTACACGCTCGGCCACGCCCAGGCCGAGGAAGAACTGAGCAGGCAAGCGATGGCCGCGAAGAGCAGGGTTCGCATTGTATTACCTCTCGTCAAGGTTTTGTGGATCTACCCAAACCATATCATCGGCTGCGCCCCATTTCTGTGCCGACCCCTTTTCCCCCGGCGATTCTGCCGCCGCCGGTGCAGGTTGCGCCGTCCCCGCCGCTTAAAGGGTCCTTCCCCCGACCCTGGCCGAGGGGCGGGGTTCCGGGAACAGCCACGCTATGAGACACACTTTCTTGATTTCGACGATCGCCGCGCGCAGGGTTGTCACATGTTGTTAACCGACGCACAAATCCTGCGGGTACTTGGCGCCGAGCTGGAGAGTGAGCACGGCAAAATAGCCTTCGTTGAGGGGCAGCACGCGCTCGGTGCGCAGCTCTCGCTGAGGATCCTCGGCACTGTCGAGCAAGGGGCTGACCAGCTCATCGCGCCGACGGCACAGATTCCGCTGCATGCGGTACTCGCGCTGGCATGCGACGACGGCGGGATTGGCTGGCCGCGCATGAAACGGCTAATTCTGGAGGCGATGAGCGAGCCGCTGAAGGGCGGCAAAAAAGTTGGCGATTGCGTCGGGTCCAAAGCGGCGGAGGCGGCGACCAAGGACATAATCGACGCGCTGCCCCGCGTCTCGCGGAGGGGGGCGCTCAGGCGCTTGGTGCGGATGTCTCACCTCCGGTTGCGCCCGCTTGTCCAGTCATCGTGACCGTTTTCGGCGTGTCCAGGACCGCGCGTTTCACTGGGTCGTAATCGACCCAGACTTGCAACGCAGCGTATAGATACCGGCCGACGCCGAGCGCCAGGCATTTGACTTCCCCCCACAGCACGCGCATAAACGATAGGGCTCGAACGCTGCGCCGGCTAAAGCTCCCACCCAAAAGCGCGAGACCGCCGGCGGAGCGCGCCCCTCAACGGATAGACACACTCTAACCAGGCGTCGATCCCATCGACGACAGCACGGACTATGGCAGGCACCGCAAGCGGGCAGCACGCCGCGCGGCGGCGGCCTCGGCGGAAGGGCGCGACATCGGGCCCGTGCCGGCGATCGCCGACATTGAGCGGCGCCGCCGCTGTCGCGACCCGAAGCTGTTTTGCCGCACGTACAACCCTGAGACGTTTTCACTGGCCTGGTCGGACGACCAGAACGCGGCCATCGATCGGATCAAGGAAGCCGTCGAGCTGAGCGCGCTGTTCGCCTTGGCCATGCCACGCGGAAGCGGCAAGACCACGGTCAACCGGATGCTGGCGTTATGGGCGATCAGTTACGCCCTGCGCCGCTATGTGCTGCTGCTCAACGCGACGAACTCCAAGTCGCGCGAATCGCTCGACGCGCTCAAAAAATTCATCCGCTTCCTGCCGCTGTACACCGCCGACTTTCCTGAGATCGCCTACGCCTGCCAGCGCGTTGCGGGCATCGCCCAGCGCGCGAATGGCCAGACCTCTGACGGCGAGCCGACGATGTTGGAATGGGGCAAGGAGCGGATCGTGCTGCCCACGATCGCGCCCCCCGATAACTGGCCGGCCGACTGGCCCCTGCGGGATGGCATGGTGCCGACCTCGGGGGCGGTATTGGCAACCGCCGGCATGACCAGCGAGGGCGTCCGCGGCAGTCTGTTCACGATGGTGTCCGGCGAGAGCGTCCGCCCCGACTACGTGCTGCTCGACGATCCGCAGACCAAGCAATCCGCCAACAGCCCGCTGCAAAACCAGACACGCATCGAAACGATCCAGGGCGACGTCCTCGGCCTGGCGGGGCCCGACAAGGCGATGTCGGCGGTCATGCTCTGCACGGTGATCGCGCCGGAGGACCTGGCGGACACGTTCCTCGATCGGGAGAAGCAGCCGCTGTGGCGCGGCGAGCGTTACCAGCTCCTGCCGTCGATGCCGGCGAACCTGGAGGCCTGGGACCGCTACTTCGACGTCTACCGCGGCTGCGCGCTGAAACAGCCGCCCGACTTCGCCGAGTCCACGGCCTATTACCTCGAGCATCGCGTCGAGCTCGACGAGGGCGCCGTGCATTCGTGGCCCGCACGCGTGCTGCCTGGCGACGTGTCCGCCCTGCAATCGGCGATGCACTTGTTTCTGCGCGACCGCCGCGCGTTCATGGCCGAATACCAGAACTCGCCCTTGGCACGCGTCGAGGAAGAGGAGCCGATCGACCCGCGCGCGATCTGCGCGCGTCTGTCACGCGTGCCGCGGTGGCACGTGCCCGCGGAAGCCACCAACCTCACGGCGTTCATCGACGTGCAGCGGAAGCTGCTCTGGTACACGGTGATTGCCTGGGACGAAACATTCGGCGGCTCGATCATCGACTACGGAAGTTACCCCGACCAGCGCCGGCTGTACTACACGCTGGCCGACGCCAAACGGACGCTGGCCGCGGTAACGCACGTGTCCGGGCTCGAGGCCCAGCTCCGCGCCGGCCTGGACGCCCTGGCCGGCCAGCTCCTCACCCGCGAATATCCGGGCCAGGGCGGGGCGAACATGCGGATCGCGAAACTTCTGGTAGACGCCAATTGGGGGCAATCCACCGAGGTCGTCAAAAAATTCTGCCGTGAGAGCCCGCATGCCGCGCTGCTCGTACCCTCGCACGGCATATTTGTGGGCGAGCGCTCGCCGCCTCTATCCGAGCGCAAGCCCAAGACGGGCGAGCGCGCGGGGCTCAACTGGTTCATTCAGGCCGCGCCGTCCAAGGGCGTGGTGCGCGCCTGTCTCTACGACACCAATTGGTGGAAGACGTTTCTGCACGCGCGCCTTGCCGCGCCGCTCGGTGCCAGCGGGGCCCTGACGTTGTGGGGCGGCGAGGCCGAAGCGCATTCGATGCTGGCCGACCATCTGTCGGCCGAAATCCGCAAGTCGCGTAAGGGCCACGGCCGCGAGCTCGAGGAGTGGTACGAAAAGCCGGGCAGGCCAGACAATCACTGGCTCGATTGCGCCGTCGGCTGCTGCGTGGCCGCCTCGATCCTGGGTGTCAGACTCGAAGCGATGCCAGACCTCAAGCCCAAGCCGGCCAGGCCGGTGGATTACCGCGAGCTGTACGACCAGGCCCGCGCGAAGCAAAGGGAGGGCAAAAAATGAGCGACTCGGAGGCGGGCCTACGTTGCCCGAAATGCCGGTCCACGTGCTCGCGTGTCGTCAACACCCGGCGCCGCTCCGGCGCGGTTCGCCGGCGGCGCGTCTGTCTCGCCTGCGCGCGTCCGTTCTGTACCGTCGAGCTTCCCCAAGCCGCGGCGGGTGTGAACGTTCACACATCCTCTTGACAGCGAGGGCGGCTACCGGAGATTGGCTCAATGAGCGAACGAGAAAAATACGGCAAGCTTTGTTCGCTGCCGACGACGTGTGGAACCTGCTCGACGGTGTTTAACTGGGTTTGCCTGCGCTGGTGCGCATCGTGCGGAGAGGCGATCTGCCCGAGCTGTTATCCGGCCGCGCAGGATGAGCCGCTGGGTCAATGCCGACGCTGCATCGAGGAGGGCCGGCCCAAGGCTTTGTATCTGGCCTGCTTCGCGGCCGGCCGCGCTCGCGCCGAGGAATTTGAGCGGCGCTTCTGGGAAGCGTTCCTCGGCCGCCGCGAGGGCGCTGGCCGGCTGCCGCCCGAGGAGCGGGCCCACGTCGAGCAGCTCGGCGGCGGCTCGGCTCAAGCTGGCCTGCGCGCACTGGTCGCCGCCAGTATGGCACGCACAGCGAAATAGCCCGCCAATTCACTTCCCCGCCGCTTTCGCGCCCCTGAATGCCACATATAGCACCACTCCGTGAATTCCCAGCCCGCCGCTTTGCCTTTGCGCCCCCGCGCGCGCCTGATGGAACCTGATGGCAAGAGTGAAGTCTGCGCCTCCAGGTTGTGCATGCCCATGGCCGCCCAGGACCTCGCCCCGAACATCGGCACCAACTCGACGGGCCCCAAGAAGGTCAAGACGGACGCCCTCGAAGTCGAGCAGATGCCGATCGGGGACCTGATCAGCGCCGATCGTTACCTTGCGGCCAAGGCCGCACGCGCCACGCCGACGCGAGGCATCATGTTTTCGAAGCTGATCCCGGCCGCCGGCAACCCCGATCAGCAGGGCACCAGCAGCGGCGCCAGCCAGTTCGATTCTCCGGGGGACGGCGCATGATCGACTGGCTGAAAAAGCTGGTCGGCCGCGGCATGCCCACGGCCCCGATCGTAACGCCGCGAATCCGCGCGCGATTTGAAAACGCGCTGTACAACGACGAGAACGCCCGAAACTGGGCCCAGGTCGATTACCTCTCGGCGAAGGCAGCCAACAATTTCCAGATCCGGCGCACGCTCCGCAACCGCTCGCGCTACGAGCTGAGCAACAACCCCTACCTGTTCGGCATCTGCAACGGCAACGCCGACGATTTGATCAGCACCGGACCGACGCTGCAGGTCAATCTGCCCACGGCGGCCAAGCGCCAATTCGAGACGGGCTGGCGCAACTGGGCCCAGGAAGTCAACCTCCCCGAAAAACTGCGCACGCTCAAGCTGGCCAAGAGCGTCGACGGCGAAGGCTTCCTTGTCCTCAAGACCGTGCGCGATCTCTTGCACCCGGTCAAGATTTACCCCGTCGACGTCGAGGCCGACCAGGTCACCACGCCCAGCCCGCGGCGCATGGAGGAGTTGTGGATCGACGGATTGATCCTGCACCCGGTCACCGGCCGGCCGACCGGGTACACGATCCTTCGCCATCACCCAGGCGACTTCTTTTTCGCGGGCCACAACCCGCTCGAGGCGGACACCGTCAAGGCCCGCTTCGTGCTCCACTGGTTTAGCAAATGGCGACCGGGCCAGGTCCGGGGCGTGCCGGTTTTCACGACCGCCCTCGATCTATTCAACGAGCTGCGCTCGTTCCGGCGCGCCGAACTGCAGAAGGCGAACCTCGCCGCGAACCTGACCGCAGTCATCGAGACGGAGTCGCCGGCCGACGACACCGGCGCCCAGACGCCGACGCCGTTCACGAATATCCCGATTGACCGCGGCACGATGGCGGCGCTGCCGGCGAACACGAAGCTCAAGCAATACCAAACGGGCGGCCCGGGAGCCACCTACGAGATGTTTCAGCAGGCCTGCCTGGGCGAGGCCTGCCGGCCGTTGAATTACCCGCTGAACCTCGCGCTCGGCACGAGCCAAAAATTCAATTTCTCTAGCGCGCGCCTGGACCACATCAACTATCGCAACGGCCTAAAAATCGAGCGGGCCGATTGCGACGCGCAGATCCTCGACAAGCTGCTCGCGGCCTACATCGAAGAGGCCGCCCTGGTCCCAGGTCTGTTGCCCTGGGGCATCGAGTCGATCGCCGACCTGCCCCACGAGTGGCACTGGCCCGGCTTCGAGCCGCTCGACCCGGTGAAGGACGCGCTCGCCGATCACTCCCGCATCGCCAACGGCACGCTTACCTGGCAGGAGTTCTGGGCGTCGCGCGGCAAGGACTGGCAGGACGTGCTGAAGCAGCAGGCCCTCGAACGAGACGAGATCGAGCGCTTCAAGCTCGTCTTCAGCGACCCGATGAAGAAGACGCAGACCGAGACCATCGACGCCACCGACGGCAAGGAGGGGCGACGTGCCGCGTAAATGGAAAAACCGTCGCCCGGTGCCGATCAAGGCCGCGCGGCGCGACGCCCCGAAAGCGTTTCGCATCGCCGCCGTGGCGTCCGGCGCCTGCGCGATTCAGGCGGCCGAGGGCGAAGGCAAGCTCGCGACCTTCAAGGGCGTGGCGTACACCGGCGCGCAAATGCGGCCGATGGGCTGGTGTAACGACGTCATCATTGACATCGCCGGTGTGCAGGTCCCTTCCCAGCAACGCCCGGCACTGAGGCAACATGACCATGAACAGGTTGTTGGGCATACCACCGCTGTCACTCTCGACGGCGAGATCGCCATCGAGGGCGTCTTCAGCGGCGAAAAGCAACACGTCGACAAGGTCGTCATCCCCGCGCGAAACGGATTCCCCTGGCAGCTCTCCGTCGGCGCCGATCCCATCCGAACCGAGTTCCTCGAGGCCGGCGAAGAAACCAAGGTCAACGGCCGGACTGTAACCGGTCCCCTCACGATCAGCCGCGAAACCCGGCTGGGAGAAATCAGCTTCGTCCCCCTCGGCGCCGACGGCGACACCTCGGCGACCGTGGCGGCTCAAAAAGGTGACACCATGAATCCGTTCGCGATCGCCCTCAAGGCGTTGATGGCCGACCTGCGCGCTGCCGGCAAGGTGAAGGCAGCCAAGTACAGCGACGACGAGGTCGACGCGATGACCGCCGACGAGGCCCGCGCCGCCCTCAAGAAGTGCGCGGCCAAGGCCTCCGACGACGAGGAGGAGGACGAGGAGGACGACCCCAAGGAATCGAAGTCGGCACGCCGGCAGCGGCTGAAGGCCGAGGCCGAGGCCATCTTCGGCGACATGGCCAAGAAGCATGCGCAGGTCCTCGCCGGCCAGCAGCTCCGCGTCAGCTCGATCACCGCCGCGGCCGAGAAATACGGCGTTACCAAAATCGAGATCGAGGCGGACGGCAAGACGAAGACGGTGGACCTGGTGCCCCACGCGCTCGCGCACGACTGGTCGGCCGACAAGGTCGAGCTGGAAGCCCTCCGCGCCTCGCGCCCCGCGGCCGGCCTCGGCGTCCCTGGCGGCCTCGCCTACACGAGCAGCCGGCCGGACGTCAACGACGCGGTGATCGAGGCGGCCGTGCTGCACGCCTGCCGTCACCAGTTCCTGCTCGAGGACGACGAGTTCTACAGCGACCTCGCCCCGGACGGCAAAGCGAAATTCCGGCGCGTGCCGATGCGCTTGCAGAAGCATGCGCAGGACGGGCTCAAGACCCGCTACACCGACCAGGTCCAGCAGGCCGCCCACACGATTTTCAAGGGCCGCATGGGCCTGCACCAGCTCCTGGAATGCGGCATGCGTGGCCTCGGCTACCGCGACTCGCTCGATCTCAAGAGCGAGCAGGGCATGACGAGCATGCTCAAGGCCTGGGACTTCCTCGACCGCTCCGCGTCGATCCGCGCGGAAGGATCGAGTAACATGTCGATCCAGAACATTCTGTCCAACGTGCTGAACAAGTTCGCGCTGCAGGGCTATCTCTTCACCGAGCAGTCCTGGCGCGAGATCGCCGCCATCCGCAACGTGACCGATTTCAAGCCTTCGAAATCGATCAATTTGCTCGGACAGACGATGTTCAAGCAGTTCGGCCCCAGCGGCGAGCTCGCCAATTTCAGCCTGGGCGACCAGGCTTTCGCCAATCAGGCCGCGCCCTATGGCGGCATTCTGACCATCCCCTGGACGCACCTGGTCAACGACGACATGGGCATCCTGGCCAGCGTGCCGCTCAAGGTCGGCCAGGGCGCCGGCCTAGCGCTCAACGATTGGTTCTGGTCGCTGATGGCGTCGCTCATCACCGGCAGTGCCGTCGGCAGCATCCCGTCCGGCTACACGCTCACCGCGGACGACGGCAACGCCTTCTGGCGCACGACGACCGGGACGAACAACGCCGCCAATCAAAAGTCGGGCAAGGTTTACAACCCCAACAAAATCAGCGGCGGCTCCTCGGCCCTCAGCAGCTCCTCGCTGCAGACCGCGAAGAAGTATTTCGACAACCAGGTCGATCCGAACGGCAGCCCGCTCGGCATGGAGGGGATGATGCCGATCCTCCTCTTCGGTTCGGACAACTGGGTGACGGCCATGGAGCTGGTCACCTATCGCGAGCTGGTCGGCACCGGCCAGACCTCCACGCCCAAGCAGCCCAACGGAAACATCTGGGGCGGCAAGATGAAGCCGGTCATGAGCCGGTACGTCGACAACGCCAATTACGTCAACAACACCACGGCGTTCTGGGTGCTCTTCAACCCGGCCGTGCTGGCCGTGATTGAGGTGGCGTTCCTCCAGGGCGTCGACACGCCCGAGGTCCTGCAGGCCGGCCCCGACTACCAGTTCGACCGGCCCGGCATTTCGATCCGCGGCACCATGCCGTTCGGTGCGAACCAGCAAAACTTCCGCGGCGGCGTGTACAGCGCCGGCGCGTGATCGGGGTCACGAGCCAGGATGAATCACGAGTCAGAGCCTTACTGAGAGATAACAACCATGACGATGGCAGCCTTCCTCCGCGGCAAGCCGATCATGCAGCCCTACAGCGTGGGCGCGGGATCGTGCAATGCCGGCGACGTGGTCGTGGTGAACGACCTGCCCTGCGTCGCCCACGAGGACATTCCGGCGTTCACGGGGGGCGAGACGACCGACTCGCTGGCCGTGTCCGGCGGCATTTACCAGATCCCCGCCGACGCCGCGTATGCGGACGGCACCTATGTCCTGTGGGACACGTCGAAGCTGCAGGTGACCACGGTCTCCGCCATCACGACCTATCCGTTCGGCTGGATCGTCGGTGGCCCGAACGACCTGGCCTCGGACGGCGGCCCGACCGGCGCTGCCAGTTTGGCCTCGGTGCTGCACCATCCGGTTCCCTCCGCGATCTCGGGCAAGGGGTCGCCCGAGATCAACACGGCCTACACTGCCACGGCCGCCACCGGCACGCTTACCGCCGCGGCGATTGCCGGCGGCGTCATCACGCGCAGCGGGCCGACCGCGGCGTTCACCGACACGACCGACACCGCCGCGCACATCATCGCTGCGATCCCCGACGCGGTCGCCGGCCAGTCGTTCAAGCTGCAGATCAAAAACACCACCGCCTTTGCCGAGACGCTCGTCGGCGGCACCAACGTCACGCTCAGCGGCGGCCAGACGATCATTCCGCCGAACAGCGTCGGCGTGTTCCTGATCACGTATGTCTCGGCGACCAGCGTGACGATGCTGGGCCTCTACGTCGTCCCGATGACGACGGACGTCCTCGAGGTCGCCACCGGCCTGACCACGGTCGGCGCCGGCACGATCACCGCGGCCGGTATCGCCGGGGGTGTCACGCTCCGCACCGGGCCGACCTCGGCGTTCACCGACACCACGGACACGATCACGAATATCGTGGCCGCCCTGCCCAACGGCAACGTCGGCCAGAGCTGGGAGTACACGTACCTCAATCAGACGCAATACGTGGCCACGCTCGCCGGCGGCACCGACGTTACGATCACGCTCAACAGCGGCCAGCTCCTGGTCCCCGGCAATTCCTACGTGCGCTTCCTCGTGACCTACGTCTCGGGGACGTCGATCACGATGGTGCAGATCGGCGGCGGACTCAACGCCACACTGCCCACTGCCAAATTCACCACGTTCAGCGCGACCACCGGCACGCTCGTCGCGGGCGAGGCCAGCGGTGCGGCCTTCACCTGCCTGACCTCGACCAACGCCACGCCCGGCAGCCAGGCCATGCGGACGCCCGCGCAGATCCTGGCCGACACGCCCGGCCTGGTCGTCGGCCAGAGCTACATGCTGCTCATCACGAACAGCGGCGGCTCCGGCACGTTGACGCTGGCCACCGACTCCGGGACCGGCTTCACGATGACGGGCACCATGACCGTGGCCAACACCGCCACGAGGCTGTTCATCGTGACGCTGAACAGCGGCACCACGGGCACCGTGCAGGGCGTCTCGATCGGCACGATCGCGTAACACCGCGGGGAGTGTGAACGTTCACACTACCGCCAGCCTGCGACACGACGAGGGGGGAGTGTGAACGTTCACACTCCCCGGAGGATTCGCGGTGGACTTCGCGACGATGGGAATGAGCTGGCTCAATCAGGAAATCAAGGGCTTTGCCTCGACCGTGCTGACGTACCAGCGGCCGTCGACCAGTGAGACCGCTCAGATCGCCATGGCGATCGGCGGCAAGCAAAACCCGCTTTACAGCCTGCTCGGCAGCCAGCCGGGCACGCTGGACCTGATCCAGCAGACACCCGAGAACGCGGTCCGCAGCTTTTCGTTCGACGCCGGCGACCTGGACTTCACGACGCCCACGCCGGAGACCGGGGACCAGGTCCTGGAAGTCATCAACGGGGTGTCGTGCGTTTTCCAGGTGATGCCGCCGGTCAGCGGCAAGCTCGCCTGGGAATGGCAAAACGAGTTTCGGCAATCCGGGGCGCGGTACCTGGTGCACACGCAGCTCGTCGCAACGCAGTGAGGAGTTTTCACCACAGAGAACGCAGAGAGCGCTGAGAGGAAATCGCCATGGAGTTCTGGATCGCCGGCATTTTGCTTGTGCTTGTCCTGGCCTGCTGGATCCCGTTGGTGGCGCGGTCGGCCACGTACACGGGCAAGATGGACGTGACGCGGACCATCACCGGCGAGGGGATTCCGCCCAATTCGAGTTACGTGGTGAACGGTCTCGACACGTTGACCACGATGAACGGCGCGACGACGCCGGCGTGCAGCGCCGACGTCTGCTTCACCGAGGCGCTATCGTCCGGCGCGGTGACGATCGACCTCACCAATATCACCGACCCCGTCCTCGGCACCGTGACGCTCAGCGGCCTGACGCCGTTCATGATTTTGTTCCAGAATCCGTCGGCCAACGCCAACGCCATCACGATCGCCGAGGGCGCAAGCAACGGTTACTCGGGCCTCGGCGCCAGCTTCAAGATCGTGCTGCAGCCTGGCGAAGAGTGCCGCATCCTCAAGCAGGCCGCCTCCGCGGTCGGCAGCGGCTCGAAGACGTTCGACCTGACCGGCACGGGCGCGCAGGCCCTGGGCGTCCAGATCGCAGCGGGGTAACCGATGGCCGCGGGCAGGATTATCGAGGTCGCGAACTTTGTCGTGGCCGCGCTGAACGCGGACGTTGCCGCGCTCGACGAGAGCGGCGACCCGATCAGCCCGCCGCTGTTCGAGGCGGATCGGAGCTATTACGCCGAGTACACGAACGTGCAGCTCGCGACCCTACAGGTCGACGTGCGGCATCCGGCCGTCGTGACGGCCGAGGAATCGCGCGACGGGACGGAGGACACCTACGGGATCGAGATCGCCCTGCAGCAGACGGTCAACAGAACCGACCAGGCCGCGATCGATGCCCTGGTCACCCTGGCCCGGCGAGCCGCCCGGACCTTCCCGGTCGCCGCAGTGATGGCGGTCGCCGGCAGCGATCCGGACCTGCTCGACGTCCAGGTCGCCGAGAACGTGCACCTGGTGTTCGACCCGGACAAGTTGGCGGGCAACCGCTTTTACAGCTCGATTTCCCTGGCCATCAAGGAGTATGCGCCCAACGCGGCGAACGCACAATGATCGGCGCCCAGCTTAACGATCTGAAGGTCCTTTGGAACTCCCAGGCCATCATGACGCCGGCGGAGAAATTCCAGTCACGCCTGCTCTTCCAGTTTGGCAGCTACTGCCGGAACGTCCAGCGCAACTCAATCAAGAAGGCTAATCGCCGTCGCGCCGTCTCCCAAGCCGGGGAGCCGCCGGTCTATCACGAGGTCCAGCTCCCTGGCGGCATCGGTTACAAAGGCACGATTTTCTATGCAGTGGACCTCCGCAACAAGTCCGTCTCGATCGGCCCTGTACTGCTCAGCCGCAAGGCCGCGATCGGCGGGCGGCCTCCGCCGGAAGTCCTCGAGCACGGCGGCGTGGCATACCTGGTGATCTCGCGTGCCGCTAAAGTCAGGCGGCGCCATATTTCAGAAACGCTTTCCGTGCGGCCCATTAATGTCCGCGCCCGGCCGTCGGCGGGGCCGGCATTCCGAAAAACAGTCGACAAAAAGCTTCCCGCGCTGATCGCGGGCGGCATCATGCGGGAGGTCTGATCCGTGGGGAAAAACCTTGGCAAAAACAATTGCTTCTGCCTCAACAGCGGCAGCTTCGGTGCGAACAAGTTCGTGCCGATCATCAGCGCGCGCGACATCAAGGTCGCGCGCAAGCCGGCCGCCTCGTTCGACAGCACCGACCGCACCACGCAAATCTCGACGGTCATCCCGGTCCGCCAAAGCGCGGAGGTGACGTTGTCGGCGATCTGGAACGGCGGCGCCGGCCTTACCGCCCTGCGCAACGCCTGGCTCAATGGCACCGTCCTCTCCGCGGCGGCCTACCTCGAAGGGCCGCCGGCGACGGGCGCCTATGGTCTTATTGGCGACTGGATCGTCTCGAAGTTCCCGATCAAACAACCGCTCGCCGGCGGCCAGATGATCGACATCACACTGCAGCCCGCGGCCAACTACGTCAACCGCGTGCAGATCTTCACCGACGCTACCAGCGGCACGCTCGGCACCGCCGAAACCCAAGTCAACAAAAAGGTCGGCTTCATCGCCTCCGTCAATACCACGGGCGGCACTCCGGTCCCGACCGCGCGGGATATTTCCTGGTCGCTCGAATGGCAGCTCGAGGAAGCCAGCGATCGCGCCCAGGAGGAGGACGGCAACGGCATCGCCTTTCAGCAGTACCTCTGCTGCCTGCCCAAGGTCAGCGCCGAGTTCGAGGTGATCTGGAACAACGCCGTCCACAGCGCCTTCCGCACGGCCTACGACAGCGGCAACCCGATCACGCTGTATTTCCTCGACGGTCCCTACGCCACGTCCGGGAGCTGGGGCCCGTACACCGACTGGGCGATCACCGACTTCCCGGTCGACGCGCCGCTGCTCGACGGGCAAAAAGTCAAAATGAAATTCGAGCCGCACGGGCTGGCGACCAACTTGTTCCAATACCGCACGTCGTAAACACAAAAAAGCCTAACCACAGAGGCACAGAGGCACAGAGGAAGACCACAGAGGAAAATTTGGGTGGAACGCTTCTCTGTGAGTTTCTCTGTGCCTCTGTGTCTCTGTGGTTAGGCTTTTGAATTTTGGAGGGACCGATGGAATATCCGAGGACTTTCACCGACGGCTTGGGCCGGGAATGGACGCTGGAGTTTTCGCTCGCGGCCGGCCGGCGGCTGCAGGAGTTCGCCGGCGTCACTACCGAGCAGCTTGTGCCGGATCCGCGCGCGAAAAACAAGGAGGATGCGGTGTTGCCGGTGGTCAACCTGCTCGGCGATCCGTTCCAGGCGTTCGGCGTGTTCTACGCCCTGGTCAAGCCCGCGGCGGACGCCAAGGGGCTGTCGCGCGACCAGCTCCTGGAGGGCTTCACCGACGACTCAGTCTCGGAGCGTCTGAGCAAGGCGATCATCGGTGCGTTACTTTTTTTTTCCCGGAATGCCCCGCAGAAGACGGCGGCGCTCCGGACGCTGGCGGCGAACTGGGATCAGTTCCTGGGGCGGATCAACAAGAGGATCGAGAGCGGTATGAGCAAGCTCGATTTTGGCGCAGCTCTGGACGCCATGCCCGAGATCGACGTCGAGGGGTTGAATCGGCAAATTGCGGAACGATCGAGGAGCTTTGCTACTGGATCGGCGGCTTCGTCGGGCTCGACCCCGAAACCCATTCCCTGCGTCAGCTGAAGTGGGCCCAGCGCGGCGAGAAGTCGCGGCTGTGCATGGAGCAAGATTCCGACTGGGACCGTGCCTGTCTGATCGCCTATTTCTCGGGGAATGCCAAGGACGCCAAAGGTCCGGATGAGCTGAACGTGACACTGAGGCGCACCGATCGGGAGCGGATCGAGGACGACCAATGGCTGGCGGAGCAGGTCGAGCCCGGGACAGACGACACCGAGGAAAGCTGGATAGCCGAGGCCACCCGCAATGCTCCTGCCCGCCCTGCTGCTGTGCCTGACGGCCGCAATCCTGTGGATGGCCAGCAAAAGCTCGATTGAGGCTGGCCGCGGCCACGTCACCCTCGGCGTCAACATCGACCCGCTGGTCAAGGGGCTCGAAGCAGCACAAAAGAAATTCGCCGCCTGGGGCAAAGGCATGGAGGTCGCCGGCGCCGCCATGGGCGCGGCCAGCACCTCGATGCAGGCGCCATTTATTTACGCGCTGCACGTCCTCACCGAGGACGGCAACCACCTTTACCAGGTCGCCCGGCAAACCGGGATCTCGATCGCCGAGCTGGGCCCGCTCGCCTACGCCACCGGCGGCGACCTCGACGCCCTGGCGACGGCCGTCCGCAAAATGAACAGCTTCCTCGAGCAGGCCTCCCACGCGGCCCCCAACGCCCAGCGCGCGCTGAACGAGCTGGGCCTGACCTTCCAGGAGCTGAACGGCCTGACCACCGAGCAGCGCCTGGAGCGGATCGCCGACGCGCTAAGCCACGTCCACGACGCCGGCCAGCGCTCCGCCCTGCAGACGCAGATCCTCGGCCGCGCCGCCGGCGCCCTCAACCTCTCCGGCGGTCAGGAGGGCCTGCAGCGGCGTCAGGAAAATGCCCGACGCCTCGGCGTGCTGTCGCCCGAGGACGTCGCCCTGGCCCGCCAACTCAGCGTCGCGGAGCGCGAGTTGGGCACAGCTACCCGGACCACTTGGGGCTTTATCGGCGCTGCCGTCGCCCCCTACATGACCACCTTCGTTCGGCAGGTCACCGAGATCGTGCTGGTGATCCAGCATTGGGTGCGCGAGAACGGCCCGCTGCTGTTGATCCTGTTCAAGGTCGCCGAATGGGTGGGCATTATCGGCGGCGTGATCGGCGCCCTGGGCGTCGGCATCTACGTGGCCAGCTTCGCGTTTTCGTTTTTGGCCGGCGCCGTCGGCATCGTCGGCGCTGCGCTCAGCGCGCTGTGGGGGTTCGCCGTCTTCGCGTCGAGCGGCTTCGGCATCCTCGGCGCCTCGGTGTTTAGCTGGTCCACGATCACGAGCGCGGCGAGCGGTATTGCCACGGCCGCAATGTGGGCCTGGGGTGCCGTCGTCGGCGTAGTGACTGGCGTGCAAAGCGCCTATAACGCGGTGCTGGGCATATTCGGGCTCGGCGCCACGGCCGCGGCCGGTGCTTCTGGCACAGCGGCGGCGGCTACCGGCGCCTGGGGCATCGTCACGGCCACGGCCAGCGGAATCGCCACGGCCGCAATGGCTACGTGGGCGGCGGCAGTGTTTGCCGTGCAGACGGCGCACGCGATTGGCCTGTTCGCGGTCACCGGGTTTGGCCTCGCCACCGCGGCGGCAACGGCGTTGACCTGGCTTGACAACGCGGCACTCGGCGTGTGGACCGCCGGCACAATCGCGGCCTCGATCGCTTCCAGCGCCTGGACGGCGGCCGTCTGGCTGCTTACCACGGCGTACGCGGCTTCGACTGCTTCGCTGTGGGGCTTCGGTGCGGTCGGTGTTGCGATGGATGTGCTCAGCTTCGCAGCGGCGGCCGGGGCGGCGGTGTGGAGCGCCGCGACATGGGCGCTGAGCGCGGCGACGACGGTTGCTACCGCCGTGCTGGGAATCTTCACCGGGGCGACCGCAGCTTCGACTGTATGGGCGTGGGCGAGCAACGCCGCTTTGGGAGTCTGGGCCGGCGCGGTTTGGCTGGTCAGCGCAGCCCACGCTGCCGCAGTTGGAGTGCTGGCATTGTTTACCGGCGCGACCGTGGTTGCGCAGGCCGGCACGCACGGCTTTTCTTTGGGCCTGATTTTTGCGTGGATTTGGGAAAATATCGCCAGTGCCGGCATCTACTTGCTGGTGACGGCCATTGGCGTGCTGATCGTAGCCCTGGGTGCCGTGGCGCTTGCTCTCGGCGCGGGCGTGCTGATCGCATTTGTTGGGCTGCTCGCCGACCTCGTCGTCGAATCCGGAGTGGCGCAGTCTGCGTGGGGACAGTTCGTGGATTTTTTCGGCGCGACGGCGGGTCGCGCGTGGGAATCCTGCAAACAGGCGTTCGCGGGAATCCTCGACACCGTTAAGACCACGATGGGCGGCGTCATGGACGCCGTTTCTGCCGGCAACTGGGGGCTCGTTTGGGACCTCGTGAAAACGGGCGCGGAACTCGCATGGCGGCAAATCACGCTGTTCGTCCAACAGCAATGGATCATTTGGAAAGGCGCTGCCCTCGACGTTTGGCACACGATCACCGATTGGCTCGAGGACGCCTTCCATGACGTGGTGACGTCGATCGAAGTGCTTTTCGCAATGACGTGGAGCGAAATCGGCGACAGCTTGAAAGAGACGTTCGCCGGTATCTTCGACTGGATCGCCAGCAAGATCCACGATGTAATGGCAACCATCCTCACGACCGTCGCCAACGTCTTTCGCGCTCTCTGGCAGACTGACAGAGCAAACGCCGCCCAAACTGCGGCCGCCGAGCAGACGGCATTGGCGACGACGCCGGCCGCGGCGACACCCCGCACCCCGGCAGCCATCCGAGAGGCGGCTGCCGAGGCTCAGCGCGCGCGCGACGCCGCGCGACGCGAGCGCGCCCGCATTGCCGCGGAACTGGCGGCAGCGGAAACGGCCGGTCTGGATGACGGCGAAATCGATCGGCTGCGCGAGCGGCTCCAGACCCTCCGTGACGACGCACACGAAGAAGCGGCGATGCGCGAATGGATGTCCCAAACCGGAGAGGCAGGCCCGCACGGCGGCGAGGAGGGCTTCACCTCCAAGGCCAAGGCCGGCCCAGGCTCGTTCTTCGCCGACGCCCTGGCCGGCATGTTCGGCGCCGGCGGGGCGACCGTGCAGGACCGCCAATTGCGCGCGCAGAATCGTACCAACCAGCTCCTGGCGGAAATCGCCAGCCGGCTGAACAGGATGGACGGCGGAGCATTCGCGTGAGGCAGGTTGATCCGCAGATTTCACAGATTTGCGCAGATTTCAATCTGCGCAAATCTGTGAAATCTGCGGAGAAAACTGGGGTGACCGATGGCAGTGATGAACGTCAACGGGATCTCGATTATCGAGAAGCCCATGCAGGAGGGCTCGATCCAGTTCAAGGGCCCGACCGCCAAGCGGGTCTACGCGCTGACGGGCTCGACGCAGAAGTTGGCTATCCAGATCGCGGTCATTACCGCCGCGCCCCAGACCGAGACCAGCATTTCGAGCACCGGGCAGCAGCTCAGTCTCTTCCTGGACAAGGTCTCCGTCAAGGAGATCGGCGGCGGCGTCTGGGAGGCGACGTGCGATTACGCCGACACGCCGCAGCAGTTCGATTTGAAGTTCAATATCGGCACTCAGACCGTCAAGCGGCAGCAGGCCCTGGAGCATATCGCCACCTACGACTGCATTCTCGGCGGCGTGCTGATGGGCGACGGGGCGTTCACGTCCGGGATCCCCGATTTCAACGGGGCGATCGGCGTCAGCGAAACTGAGGTTGCCGGCGTCGATGTCGAGATTGCCAAGATCGAGTTCACAATCACGCTGCGGCTCAACACCGCCAACCCGATCGGCTTCGACGGCCAGCCGCTGAGTCCGCTCTATTTTTGGCAGGTCGCGAACATCACGCCCTGCGTGAACGCCACCGATTTGACGATCATCTACAAGGGCCAGACGTTTCTGTTTCCCAAGGGCAGCGTGCTGTTTCGCGGCGCGCCGATGAGCACCAACAGCGACACGCAGCTCGACATCACGTTCATGTTCGCTTACTCGAAAAACCTCACCGCGACAGCCGCGGATTGGGTGAGCACCGAGACCTATCAGATCGGCTCCCAGGTCACCTACAACGGCTACCTCTTCACCTCGACGATGGTGGGCAACCTGGATAACGCCCCGATCGGCAACGCCTGGTCGACGTCGGCTACGTACCAGGTCGGCGATCTGGTGATCTTCAACGGCGCGATCTACGAGGCGCTGCAGGTGACGACGGGGAATCAGCCCAACATTTCGGCGGCACAATGGAACGCCGTCGGCAGTTCCTCCTGGACGCCGAACGGCCCGTCCGTGCCCGCGCTGGTGGTCGGCGCCTCCGACCCGATCATCAAGGAGGGCTGGTGGTATGCGTGGCCCTGGTACAAGACGGGCACGAGCGGAGGCACCGCTCACCCGTTGCCCACGGCGATCGTGGTTGATCGCGTGTATGACTACGGCGACTTGGCGCTGCTGGAGATCCCGAGCACGACGAACTGATCGGCCTAACCACAGAGACACAGAGGCACAGAGGAAAGATCACAGAGAAGATTAACCCAATGAATTCCTCGGTGAGTTTCTCGGTGCCTCTGTGCCTCTGTGGTTAGTTCTTCGATTCGAGACCAGAAATGGCTGACCCATTCAAAAAGGTCCGCGCCGGCGACCGCTTCAACGGCTCGATCAGCGCCGACCTGTACAACCTGCTCGTCGATATGGCTCAGCGCTATGTCCGCGAGCAGCGCGGCGACTTCCACGCGCCGCCGAGCAAGGGCCCGGGCGACTTGTCGCTGCGGATCCAGAACGCCACGCCCAGCCCCGGCATCGACCTGCCCCAGTACGCCGTCGTGGGCATCGGCGCGCCGCTCGTTGTGCCGGCGGAGACCGACACGTCGTTCTTCGGCGCGACCTATTTCGGATCGGCCGCGCCGGTGGCCGGCCAGCCGTTCGCGATCTTGCAGCGGCCGGCGACGTGCGGCACGTTTGACGGCAAGGGCAATGTGATCTCGCCGGGCGACATCCAGCCGGCGCTTGTCGTCGGCATGACCTTCGCCATGGTCGATATCGGCACAGTTGGGGATGGTTTTGCCGACTGCGGCACCGGCAACTATGCCAATTTGTTCAGCAACAATACCGGCGTCGGCCAGGTGCAGATCCTCTGGACCGAAACACAATTGACCGGCGTTCAATGGACGCTTGTGCGATTCCTGGACGTGGGCGTCGCTTCGCAGGCGGCGACCACCACTACCATTTTCGACTGCCTCGACGGAAGCCTCTATACGATCACTCTCACCAATGGGATCGTCACCAACGTGGTGGTCACGCCGGCATGCTGCGGCAGCGGAGGCGGAGGGAGCGGCGGAAGCGGCGGCGGTGCGTACGTTGGCTCGATCGGCTTCAGCCTCGGATGCGGTTATTCGATCGCGTGCATGGGCTTGCCGGCGGCACTCGATTTGCCCTACTGTTTGACGTACGACGGCGTGGTTGGCGGGTTTCAGCAATGGAGCTACACGGCGTCCGGCGTTTCGATCGTCGTAAACCACGTCGGCTGCATTTGGTGGGTCAGCGCCACTTTCGGAACCATCGTTGTCGGCGGCTGGTATCTCGACCCGACCTGCGGATCGTCGCCGCCGGCGACGATAGCGATCTCCAACGGCGGCCTGGGCGGCGGGACCGCCTGCAATTTCAACCTCACGACCTTTTGTCCCAATCCAAACAACTATTGGTGCGTGCAAAACAACGCCAATGGCATTTACGCGTGTCTGATCGACGGCTCGCTTAGCCCACAACCGGTGAGTGTCGGCGAAACCGTCACGTGGACCGGAAATACTGGAGTAGTGCTGAGCGGGCCGTATGCGGACGCCGGAACGTGTGCCGGCGTTTGCAGCACGCCGCCGAGCTGCTGTGGCTGCACAGAAGGAGCTACGCTCAGTTTCACCGTTACCGCGAAAACGGGATGCTTTACAGGGTGGCCGAACTCTGGCACCGTCACTTGTCACGACGGCGGCTGGTCGTTTCCGTCAGTCACTGCGTGCTCCGGAACCCAGCAAGCGTCTATCGGCTGCGCCAACAGCACTGATCCGCCTGTGCTCGACTACGTCGACTTTGAAGTGACGGCCCAATCTGGATATACCTGCGACCCGACTTTTAGTGCGGTGTTCCTGCTAAATGACGGCGCGGGCAACTCCTGCACAATCACGGTGGCCTGATGATGCACGCCAACGCATTCAAACACACGGGTTGCATCGGCGAGGGCTGTCCGCACTGCCCCAAGCTGGACTTACCGGGCAACGAGGCGATGCGTGCTCACCTGATGGGGTTGCCGGCGCTGGCGACGGGCCCAAAGGCGCCCGCCTCCCGTTACGGCACCGCCTGCGTACACCGCGGCGCTGCGCTCCCCGAGCTTGCCTGGTGTGATACATGCCAGGCCGGCAAGCAACGGAATGTGCCGCTCTACGCGTGTAGCGTGCACGGGCAATGCACCGTCGAAAAAAAGGGCTTCGCAGGACGCGATAGCCGCGCGCCGGCCGAGCCGTGGTGCAGGGTGTGCCCCGACAAAACCGTCTTGGCGCCCGTGTTGAAGCGCAACCTGCTCTATCACGTTTACCCGGTTGCCGGCAACGGAGTCTGGCAATGGAACGTGCGGCAGATCGTGCGCCGTCTCGGCCAATTCAACGGGCGTCGCATCGTCGCGATCATGACCGAGCCGGGCCCGGTCACCATCGGCCGATACGGCGGCAGTAAGCCGCGCTTGAACGCCAGCATTGACCGGCCGTCGGCGGTGCGCGCCGAGTTCGGCGCGCACGACGTGGTGTTTTTCGAGCTGCCGAACGACCCGCAGTTTC